GTGGCGCAATTTTGCATGTAGCTCCTGCAATTGATCATCTTGATTTAACCGACTCACTGTAATGCCTGCGCCCACGCTGTACGTGGATAAAACCTTTATGCGTGCTTGCTTTTGCCGGTACTGGCTAAGCTGTTGAATTACCTCTTTTTCTGTCATGCTCCTACCCCCAAACCTTTTTAACTAATGTTTTAACAGATACCTGCTTGCGCTCATAATCCCCTTGGTACAAGGTTACACAGCCTTTAGAGTGTGTCTTTATCGGCTTTGCGGCTCCTGTACGTGTGTGGCGTGTGCTGTAAACTTGACCGTCTTGCGTAATGTAATAACCGGGATATCCTAAGACTGGTTTTGCATCCAAGTCACTCACTTGCAACATCAGGTGCCACCTCCTGTTGCTCTATTAGTCGGTTAAGATACCAAGATGCTTTTTGTAAATCCTCAGTTCCGTTTTTACGTTTCCAGCGCCAAATATACTTGATGATCTGACCTGTGTTATACGCCTCTGCGCCGTCAAGCCCTGTCGTAGCTGACTCAATCGCATCTATACATTCCACTTTGCCGGCAGTGTAATGCTCGGGGTGGTTTACGTTATCACTCATGCCGTTTTCATCCTTTCCTTACGTTTTCTATCCTTGCTTTAAGTGCTTCCAGTAATTTATCTTGCGTAGCGGCTTTGCCTTCCAGCGCCGCCATAACATCCTCGTCTGCACCACCTTGTACGACTAGGTGGTGTAGTATAACTTTTTGCTTTTGCCCTTGGCGGTGTAGTCGTCCATTAGCCTGTTGGTATAGCTCTAAGCTCCAATTAAGCCCGAACCATACAACGTGGTTACCCCCATCTTGCAAATTGAGGCCATAAGCCGCACTTGCGGGGTGAGCTAAAAGAATATCCACCTTACCAGCATTCCAATCTATCTGATCTTGCGGCGTTTTTAATTCCCGTACTCGTAATCTAGTTTTCTCCAAAGACTTCAAAATTCGATCTTTGTCATGTTGATAGCTATAAAATACTAGTGCAGGTTTCCCGTTAAGCTGTTCTACTAGCTCTGTAAAGGCTTCGATTTTGTTATCGTGTATCTCATGCACGTTGCGGTTCTCATCGTACAGAGCCCCGTTGCAAAGTTGTAGAAGTTTACCTGTTAACACTGCGGCGCTAGTTGCTGTAATTTCAGTACCTTCGATGTTTAACAGTAGCTCTTTTTCCATCTGCTTGTACTGCTTCGTTGCCTTTGCATCCAGTACCACAGGTATCACGTTTGGAATACAATCCGGTAATTCCAAATAGTCTTTTGCCTTCATGCTAATACACACATCGGCAATTTTTCTCTGTATTACTTCATCGGCTCCGGGCTTTGCCGTGTAGCCGTGGCCGTTGTAGTTCTTCTCAAAATATTTAGTGCGATAGCTTGTAATGTTCTTCTCTAGCCTTTGACCTTGATCTAGTAAAAATATCTGGGCCCATAGATCAAGTAAGCCGTTTGGTGCTGGAGTACCTGTTAGGCCGACAATCCTTTTTATGTGGGGTCTAACCCACGTTAGCACTTTAAATCGGCTAGCTTTGTAGTTTTTAAAACTTGATAGCTCATCTAAAACCACCATGTCAAAGGGCCACGCATTACGGTAATACTCTACAAGCCAAGCCACGTTGTCACGATTAATCACCCAAATGTCTCCCGGTGTATTTAAAGCCCGTATTCGTTGTTGTTGACTTCCTAACACCGTATTAATCCGCAAGTGTTTAAGATGTTGCCACTTTGACGCCTCGTTGCTCCACGTTGCTTCTGCCACCTTTTTGGGTGCAATAACTAGCGTCTTACTAATACTGAATCTGTTGTATTTCAGGTCATTAACTGCGGTTAGCGTAATAACTGTTTTCCCCAATCCCAAATCCAGTAAAAGCCCTAAAGCATCATCGGTTAATATGCGATTGATACAATACTTTTGATAATCATGGGGTTTAAACTTTGCTGTTGCCATCAGACCAACTCCTGTAACAACAAGTCAACTTGCAATTTGCTATCTATCACCCTAACATCACAGCCTCTTAGGGTTAATTTTTTATGCTGGTTAACTTGTAAAGCGGTTGGTTTTTTACCCGGTGCCTTTAGTTCAACAAACACAACTTTGTTGCCCGGAAGTACAACTATCCTGTCAGGTACACCACTATTGCCGGGACTCACCCACTTATAGGCTATGCCCCCCTGCTCCTTTACCTTTTCTCTCAAATACGATTCAATATTTTTCTCTAGCATCTTGACAAACCTCCAATCACTGTGTTACGCGCGCACGCCTCACGTGAAACTCTTTACTTTTATATAATCAGGCGTATTAGGCGTTTATATATTTCTATATTCTCTATAATTCCTTTAATTTTTATATCAATTAGATTAAGTGTCCACAGTGTCAACAAAGTATTATAAAGCCTTTATTTATAAGGATTTTTTTGTGGACAGATACGTGGACACTTGTGTGGACAGTTAAAAATCTGTCCACATTCTTAATTTTTGGATTGTGGACACTTTGGCGACTGTCCACAAAAATCTGTCCACATAATTTATAGTGCTTTTCTGCGAAAACCCCGTTGGTATTCGTAGGGCCCAAACCTGCCTTTGTACTCTTCCCAGCCCTGCATGTTGGACAAAATTCCATTTAATTCCCTTGTGTCTGCCTGCTTCATAAATTTAATGTCCGATTTAAAACATTCGCACCATATTTCTGCGGCACATATGCGGTCTCGGGGCCCTGCATTGCCTTCATGGGGCTTCCCAAATTCACCAGACCAATATATCAATCTAGTAGGTATATCTCTCTTCTGCCAGTCTTCAGGAACAGGACGATCTACAAAAGCCTTTACTATTCCTTCCTTTACACTGCTTTCCCTATGTGCTTCTTGGTGCTCCTTCGCCATTGCCTCAATCTCACCCGATAGATATAGCGCTTCTCCCAGTTGCCACCGCATAAAAGCCTCCGCGTATATCTGATCTACTTCATGGGCTAATTGGTTGAATACACTTTTTATAGGGGATATTACACCTACATCAATAGGCCAAAATCTACGGTTGCCTGTACGATCTCTTAGAAACTCACTATCATTTGTGGTACCAAAGAATACACAGCGCCTTGGATACGGCATAGTACGCTTACCATATGCCTCACGATAAATATCCTCTGTGCGGCTAAGAAATTGTTTTACGGCATTACTTTCTGATTTACTCATTCCTGTAAGCTCCCCAACCTCATTGAGCCAAATCCCCTGTATCATTTCACAAGCTTCTTTGCCCTCAAAAGTGGTCAAACTGTCGCTATACCAATTCTTGCCCATTAATCTTAAAAAGGTAGATTTCCCAAGCCCCTGAGGCCCCGCAAGTATCGGCATATAATCCCACTTCACACCCGGCACCATCGCCCTTGCAACTGCCGCTGTAAAAGATTTACGCGATACAGCCCTTGTATAAGGGTTATCCTCGGCCCCTAAATAATCGGTAAAAAGCGTATCTAAACGGGGAACACCATCCCAAGCTAAACCCTCTAAATATTGGCGTACATCATTAAATCTGCGTTTGTGGCTGATAAGGGTTAAGGCGTTGTTGATCTTTGTTTCTACTGCGATTCCGTACACCTTTTCAATATAATGATAGATTCCTGCATCGTCTGAGCTTGCCCAAGGACGCCTTACATCTCTTGTGTCCCAAGGGAGAGGGCCAAGAACTAGCCCCCTGTTTGCAAACTCATCAAAGGCAATTTTCCCTTTTAGTGCTGGGTCAAATTCAAGCACCGTCAAAACGTTATCCACCGTCTTAAGGTATAACCCATTACTGTTGATTTCTAGTTTCTGCATCCAGTCCATGTTGTCTGTTTCTGCTAGCTCTACGGGAGCCCCAAAGGCGGTAGTAGCCTTCTCATATCTCTCTTGCTTTAGTAACCCAGCAACGGCTTCCTGTTGCATGGCAAAGGATGTCATTGCCGCGTAAGATGGAAGTTTGTTTGTAGGTGTACCTACTTTCGCCTCATCGTCTTGTTCTCCAAACTTGTGAAGACGAACAAGGTCAAACGCATTTACTAAACGCCCACTTGTTGGGTCTGTAGCATGGTGGGAATATAAGAATTGCCCATCGTCATAGATAATTGCACCGCCAGTTGTAGAACCACCGACATAAGTTAATCTACCACTACCATCATCTGTTTCGGTGTATGTTCCCGGTAGAAAAGCCGTAATAGCTGTTATCACATCGTAGGTTTTACAAAAGGCGCCTACAATGCCGGGCTTTTCAGTTGGATCACCTTGTTTTGCCGCTAGGCGCACATGCGATTGATTAACACCGGGAACCTGAGGCCACTCTGCAATGTTACGCCAGTCAGCAAACATACCTAGGATCCCATCAGCCGATAGAAAAGGCTTATCCCCAAAAGTAAATACATACTGACTATCTGCACTGCAACTCGGCCAGTACATTAAGCGTGAACCCTGAAACGTGGTAGGGTCGCACAACTCAATCCCAATAATTTGAGCTAGCTTTCTTGCCAAAGGCTCATATTCGTCTGCGGAAACTGAACGATCTAAAGGGACTAGAATCCGTAATCTTGGCTTAGCTTCTTCGTGCTTTCTTGTACTGTAAACGGCATAGCCACAGCCAAGCCCATCTATGCGGCGTAATACGTCCATCGTGCCGCCTGCAGGAATGTTATCAAGGTCAAGCGTGATTAAGTCCCGGCTTAATACAGTGTGTGCTTTACGACGCCCACCAGACAGCTCACCACCGACAAAGCCGCCAACGTCTTTTAGTTCATCTTGTTTAGACTTTGGCAATGCCAAGTATTGGGCTAGTGTCTCCGTCCCACGAACCACCGTTCTTAGGCGTTCAACCAGCTCTGACCAGTACGTTAGCTGTGGTTGCCAAATTGTACTGTGGCGACTACCAGCGCTGGATATAGTTAGTTGTCTGTCAAATTGCATGACGCCACCTCGATCAAATATTAATTACCTGCTAATAACGCCGGGTCAACCGAAAGCTTAACCACTGCGGGCAAATTAGCCGATGTAACCTCTAAGCCCGACATATCCACCCCAAGTGCAACTAAGGCTTTATAGGCTTTACTACCATTAGCCTCTAACTCCACTACTCTAGTAAGTTCCCTCTGTAATTGCTTAAGATCATCAATTTTTTGATAAAATGGTTTTAGCTCGTTAAATAGGTTTTGGGCTATTTTATCAATCTGATCAACGCCTGTGTTGATACGTGTTTTATGACCACGCACATAATTTCTAACATCCCGTTTCATTTCATCTTTT